ATTAAACCAATGCGTAAGATTCGCTTTACGGCAGAATATCTAGGCGTAACATATAACTTAGGTTCTTTTTATGTACAGGAATGGAATTACCAAAGCCCTACCGGGTTTGATCCAGCCTATGTGACTTTAGCCTGTGTAGATGGATTTCAGTTATTAAACCTTACAACCATTACATCAGTTAGCGGCGGCACAGCCGGACAAACCACTGCTCAAAGAATTTCAAGCCTGTTGGATGCCGGAGAATGGCCAGGTGGTATGCGCGATATATCCACTACCGCAACTACTACCGTGCAGGTAGATGATGGATCATCAAGATCATTATTGTCAGCATGTCAGGTTGTAGAAGGTACAGACCTGGGCGCGTTCTATATGGATGAACGAGGATATGCAACATTTTTATCCCGCAATGACATCATAGTTGCTTCGGGTGATACTGCTACGGTTTTCAGTGATGTACCCGGATCAGGTGATGTGACATACCAGGCAGTTGAGTTTGATATTTCTGATTATCAAATGATTAACAAAGTGACGGTAACTAGAACAGGCGGTGTGGGTCAAACTGCCAGTGATACTGCAAGCATTGATGATTATTTCCAACATAGCCGGGTCAGGGGGGGCATCATGCAAACTGATGCAGATGCTTTAAATCAGGCTGAAATGATTATCGCTTCCCGCAAAGAGCAGGGCGTAAACATACAATTAAACTCATTAACAGTTGATGCTTTTGGTGAGGATGATCCTGATCGCGTAGTTGCGGCGTTGAGTTTAGACATGTTTGACCCAATAGAGGTTACACAAACCCTACCGGCGGGAAATGTGGTTACAGATAGCGTTATTGCAGGCCTTACCTATCAAATAACACCCAAATCTTTTCAAGTAACATTTACATGCGCCCAGCCTTTTGCCGTAGGATTTTTGCTAGACTCTACCGTTGATGGAATTTTAGATGAAGATTCTTTGGCTTATTAGGGGAGTGTGATGGCAACTTTTTCAGTTGGTCAGGTATTAACGGCGGCTCAGATGAACTCAATCGCCAACCTTACGGTAAGAGCGGTTACCGCAACATCAGACACATTAGTGGTTGCTGATGCAGATAATAAACTTATTACATATTCAAATACTGGTACAACTACAATTACAATACCGCCATTTAATTCAGTAGCAATAACTACTGGATCAGTAATTAATGTTATTAAAATCGGCTCAGGTGGCACGGTGTCTATTATTCAAGGATCAGGCGTTACTTTGGCATCAACTGGCACAGTATCCACTAATCCAACCATTACTAAAACTTTTGGCGCAGTATCTTGTATTAAAGTAAGTACAGATTCATGGTATGTGGTTGGTAGAGTGACTGAGTAACAAATGAATATTTTAGGAATATTAACTCAACCTTCAGTACCACCCGGTATTTCTGTTGAATATTTAGTTGTCGCAGGTGGCGCAGGTGCAGGTGGTGGCCCAAGTGGTTCAGGTGGTGGCGCAGGTGGAATGAGAACAGCCAGTGTAACTCTTGCATTTTCAACAAACTATACGTTAACAGTAGGTGCTGGCGGTGCTGGCGGTGCTTATTTAGGTGATGGTAGTAATGGTAATGATTCTGTTTTTTCAGATGTTACGTCAACAAAAGGCGGTAAGGGTGTAAATATTAATTCACCTGCTGGTAATGGTGGTTCAGGTGGTGGTGCATACAATTCCACTTTTGGCACTGGAACAGCAGGTCAAGGTAATGACGGTGGTGATGATGTTGTAGTTCCTGGAATTGGTATGATAGCCACAGGTGGCGGTGGTGGTGCAGGTGCTGTTGGCGGTGCTGGTACTCAACAAGGAACAAATCAAGGTACTGGTGGTGCGGGTGGAATTGGCTTAGCAAATTCAATTAGTGGTTCATCTGTTTATTATGCAGGTGGCGGCGGTGCTGGTGGTGATAATCGGGGAGTAACTGCAAGTCCTGGTGGTACTGGTGGCGGTGGCGCAGGCTCTACAACTGGCAACGGCACAGCAGGTACTGCAAATACAGGTGGCGGTGGTGGCGGTGGTGGTTATGATGGTGGCAGTAACCTATCAGGCGGTGGTGGCGGTTCAGGAATTGTAATTCTTAAATATTCTAATGCTTACACCGCAACCTTTAGTGGCGGCGTAACACAATCTACTACTACAAGTGGTTCATTTAAAATTTCACAAATAACAGCAGCAGGTGTATCAGACACAGTAAGTTGGGCATAATGGCGCACTACGCATATTTAGATGAGAACAACATTGTTGTTGCAGTTACAGTTGGCAAAGATGAAACTGAAATAATTGATGGCTTAGATACTGAAACCTATTATGCACAAAACACGCCTTACACAGTTAAACGCACATCCTATAATTCTAAAATAAGGAAGCAATATGCTGGCATTGGTTTTAGTTATGATGCGGTAAATGATGTGTTTATCAAACCCAAGCCGTATCCATCTTGGTCGCTAGACAAAAATTTTGATTGGCAACCCCCAACACCTAAACCTATTCAAGGTTTTTGGGTTTGGGATGAAGAAAATTTGATGTGGCAACAATTAGAGAATTAACAAGCCCTAATGGGTGGCCGGCTAGTGAGGATCGCAAAGCACTAGGCATTGAATCTTTTAATGTGCCAGGAACAAAAATAAAATTTGCTTGTTGTAAAGCCGTTGCGCCATTGCTTGTTAATTTTGCTAAAGAATTTCATGAGTTAGTTGAGCCTATTGATCAAGGCCAATTAGATGATTGGGGTTATGCCTTTAGGATGACCCGCGGATCAGATCGGGTTTTAAGCAATCATTCATCCGGTACGGCCATAGACTTAAATGCAATTAAGCATCCTTTGGGCAAGTCAAATACATTTAATAAGGATCAGCGTAATACAATTAACCTACTGATAACTAAATATGGGTTAAATTGGGGCGGCAATTACAAAAAGCGTAAAGATGAAATGCATTTTGAAATAGCATTAACTAGGCATGAAGTGCAACAAAAAATAAAACAGTTAGGATTAAAATGAAATTAGATAAAAAGAAAAAAGAAATTGTTAAGTCATATTTAAGAAGCGTTGCAGTTGCAACTGTTACAACAGCATTAGCGTTAATTGCAGATGTTAGGCCTGAGTTAGCAATTTTAGCAGGTGCTTTAGTTGCACCTTTAATCCGCTATCTTGATCCTAAAAATGATCAATTTGGTGTTAATAGTTAATGAGCGTAAACGATTCGGCGGCCTTAGCAGTATCTACGGTCACCATTTTGGGCGCACTGGTAGCAACTGTCAGGTGGCTGGTAAAGCATTATCTAAATGAGTTAAAGCCTGACAATAATGGCCGCCACAATTTAGAAGGCCGTGTTGCACGCATAGAGGAAAAGATAGACACGCTGTACCAAATTCTTATATCTAAGAAGTAAGTCAGCCTTATCCCCTACCCTATGGCCATGAAGATGTGTGTGGTTGTACCAAGTAGGGGTAGGCCTGAAAATGCAGATCGCCTGGCCAAAGCCTTTATTGATACTAATGCTGATGCTGATCTTTATATTGTTGTAGATAATGATGATCCCAAATGGAATGAGTATGCAAAAAATGAATCTTATACAATGTTGCCGGCAGATAATAAAACAGGTGGTTGTGCCGCTTCTCTTAATACCGGTGCGGTTCTCCTTTTGGATATTACTAAGTTTCCTTTATATGATTATTTTGTTTTCATGGGTGATGATCACCTTCCTAGAACCCAGGGCTGGGATAAAGCCTTTATTCAAGCGTTAAAAAATAATGCTGGCATTGCCTATGGTGATGATTTATTGCAAGGTGAGAATCTACCAACAGCCTACGCAACCACGCGTGAAGTAGTTAATGAACTTAGGGGCATGACATTTCCCGGATGCATACATTTATTTTTTGATAATTTTGTTAAACAATTGGGTATTGATCTAGGCGTATTAAAATATTTACCTGATGTAATTATTGAGCATTTACATCCAGTAGCGGGTAAGGCTGAAATGGATGAAGGGTATGCCAGGGTTAATCAACCTAAATGGTATGAAGAAGATTTATTGACATTACAAAAATACATCAGATCACAAGAGTATGCAGATTTGGTAAACAAACTTAAATGAGAATTAGATTAAGACCGGCACATTCAGAAACTCAATTAGCAGAAATTTATGCAAAACCCCATCAACACAACAAGTTTGCTGATCATATTCAAAGGGTTGATAAAAGCATAGAATTGTTAAAGGCATTTAACACTTATGATTCTATTGGAGATTTATCAGCCGGTGATGCAACAATCATTAATGCCCTGGATGCAGATAAAAAATACATAGGAGATTTTGCACATGGCTATGAATTTACAGGCATTATTGATCAAACTATTGCCGATATGCCTAATGTTGATTTGTTTATCTGTTCAGAAACCCTAGAACATTTAGATGATCCTGAAACCACTTTACAAAAAATCAGAGCAAAAACTAAGTATTTATTTGTAAGTACACCATGCGGGGAAAAGGATGCTAATAACATTGAGCATTATTGGGGCTGGGATGCTGATGATGTGAAACAAATATTAATAGATACAGGCTTTGATCCAGTGGAATATTTTTTATTGGAATTCCCAGGCGGGGTTTACAATTTTCAGATGTGGATATGTAAATGAACATATTGATTACCGGATCACATGGCTTTGTTGGGCGTGCCTTTAGGCGTGCGCTACCTCATGCTAATTTAACCTTAGTAGATTTAAAACAGGGCGTTGATTGCCGTAAGTTTTTCC